TGTTTCTGCTCTTCTTTGTCGTCAATATCAAGTTCCACACCAATCTCCTTATAACCAATCGCTCAAATTGAGCGTTAAAGTTTCGCGCCTACTTCATCTACCTTCAGCGCCAATACTAACACTTCTACCCGCCCACACTCGTCATGCTTTCCCCTTTTGGACTGTTACCTGGGGTGATGCTTATTTTTGGCGGTTTGGTGTCTTTATCGTCTTCATCGTCTATGGTTGGGTAGGGGTCGTCGCTGTTTGCTTGGTCTTTACGGGCGGCGAGTACGGCGCTGGCATCTAGCCCGGCAGATTGCCATACGAGTTTTGGTGGTACGCCTAGCGCTTGGTGTTTTAGGGCTAGGTCTGCTCGTTGGTTTGGCGTATCCGTTCTGCGCTCTGCAAATTTTATGGTGAAATCGGCATCATCTGGGTTGATGCCTTGCAGGAGTAAATCTAGCCTAAAGCCGTGTTCGTAGGCTTCGGCTTGGGTGTCTTGCAGGGCGTCTATTTCTTCGTAGTAGTCTTTTTTTAGGTCTTCTAGTATGTCACGATTTAGGTCGCCTACGTAGCCGAACAAGCCTTTTGGTGCGGGACTGCCTGCGAAAAAGGTGTCTAGCAGGTAGCTAACATCGGCTATTTGGTCTAGGTTGGCATCGCCCTGTATGGGGGTTACGCCGCCTTTTTTGTTGGCAAAGTAGTTGGTGGTAATGTCTTGCTGATCATTTTCTACGCTCTCTTTGTAGGCTTTCAGCTCGTCGGCGGTTGCGCCTTCTAGCACGTGGGATGTTCTTAGTGGGGCACGTTGTCGCCTGCGAATAACGAGGTCTTCTTCTGTCATGCGGAGCTGTTGCCAGGTGCTGCGGGTGGCGTCTAAGTATGGGCGGCCTAGTGATCCTTCATCGTCGTAGTTATCTGGCGTTAGGCGCACTAGGCTTAGCTGCCACTTGGCGAAGCTGGCTATTTCTTTACCGGCGGTGATGTCTATTTGCGAGTAGGCTTTGCTTACGTCGCTAAAGGTGCCGTTTGGCCCTACGTTTGGGCGAATGGTTTCGCTGGGCATACGAATAGCTTTTACCACGGTGTTTTGCTGGTTGAGTACCCATTGCAGGGGTAAATTGCCTTCCATCACTAAGCCACGTGCATCGGATTCTAGTTTTTGAATTTTGTTGAGGTTTAGCCGTTTGATGAATTGTTTGAAGGCGTTAATAACGCGCTCGTCTTCTGCTGGCATTTCTAGCATGAGCCCACCTTTTACGGCAGCACGCGCCATGCGGGTATGTATTTTTTTAACGCGACCATCGACGGTGTCCATGTTGCGAACATCGAGGATTCGTTGGTGTATTTGTGGGTCTACCCACATTTGACGGTAGAGGTGCCGTATTTGGTTTTCTGGCGTGGTGCGATTGCCTTGTTCGCTGGTGGCTTTGTCTTGTTTGCCGGTTAGGTCGTTGCTGGCTTGCTGGGTGCTGGCTTGTTTTGTTGGCGCTGGTTTTTTGCGCATGAATTTTGGTAAAGGCATTAAGCCGCTCCTAGTAGTTGCTGGCGTGTTTTGGTGGTGGATAGTACGGTTGTTTGTACTTGGCAAACGCCACGGGTGGCCAATGCCCAAACGGAGGCCATGGCGGCGTCGAATAAGTCATCACCTATTTTTGGGTTGGCTTGTTTGTAGCTGGCGTAACTGGTTTTTGTGGTTTGCGGCACAATGTTGGCTAGCTGCGAAACGAAGAGACGAAAATCGAGCACTTCGGGGTCGTTTAGGTTTTGGTCGTCAAAATAAGGGATGGCGGCTTGGCGATTGTGAAAAAGCGATCTAACAGCTTGCGCCATGGAGTGTTTGGTCATGCCTTCAAATCGAATGGGGGCAAAGGGCCATTCTGGCCATGTGCTGGCGGTGCTGTCTCCATCGCCTATGGTGCGGCGGTCTATGTGGGTTAGCCCGTTGTTGTATAGCTCATCGTTTAGCTGGGTAAGCATACCGACGCCGTAGGCATCGCCCATGGCATAGTCGGGGTTGAAATACTCCCAAAGGCCGAGTAGGTCGCGTTTAACGACTTGATCATCTGCGCCGGGCGGCCATGTTCGCACGTAGGGAAAGGTGATGAAGTTGCCTATTTGCTCGGTAACGACAAGGGCATGACGTGAGCTGGTGGGGTTTTCGCCGTGGCCGCCGGCATCGTAGCCAAACCCGATAAGGCCGCGTTTTTTGTATTTTACCCCTGGTAATGGGCTGGCAGATGGCAAACCAGATTCTAAGCCGGTTTGCATGGCGCGGCGTATGTATTTTTCCCAAATGAGGTTGGTGGCGCTAATGTTTTTGCACAGCATTTGGCGTATATATTCTTCGGGCGATAGTTCTTTGCGCATGTCCATCATGAATGTTTCGTTGATGATGCCCATGGTCATTCCAAGGTGGCAGTCGATGGTGGGCAGTACGTGGTAGCTGTCGCTGGCAACCATGTCTGTTAGGGTGTCTGCGCCTTTGAATACGCCGGTTATTCGTATTTCTGGGTCGTTCTCGCTGCTTTCGTCGGCGCCTAATCGTCTTGATGAGCCCATCATCAACAAGAAACGGGAATACAATCTTTCTTTGGGCATGTCGTCTACTTCTTCTAGCGAGGCGGCGGTTATATCCCCCCCATCGACTTGCGCCATAATGCCATACGCTTTGGCTTTGGAGCGGTTGGCAAATTCGTAGTAGGTATCGGCTAGTTGTTTTCTACCTGCTTTAACGGCTACCCATGCGTCGAGTATGGCGGATCGCCTAATCGCATCTAGGTGATAACCAAGGTTGACTAACGATTGCGCCTCTCGTGGCGCGACGATGCCTAGTTCTTGATCGTTTTTTGTGGCGTTGTTTTTTAGCAGGTAAAGTTCTTTAATGGCTGTTTTACCTGTGCGGCGGCATGAAAAATCAAGCGTGTTTTTGTGCTGGTCCATCTCAATGCATTTAAGCACTTGCATTGGGTCTAGTTTTACACCGTGGATGTGTTTGTGCCACAGCGCATGGTCGTTTTTGTAGCGCATAACCTCAACTTCTGCGCGGTTGCGTAGCTTTATGCGTTTGGCAGCGCTAATTCGTTCAGTCATTATTGCCACCGTGTTCGATGAGGATTGGGTCGTTGGCGGTTTTCTTCTGACTTTCGGCAATCATATCGCGCAGGCTTTTTAGCGCTTCGGTTTGCTCGGCTTGATAGTTGAGCAGTTCGTCTGCTTTGCTGTCGCTGCTATCTAGGTTACCTTGTAGCGGCTCTTCTTCTACGTTGAGTTTTGGTGTCATACCCATATCGGCCATGGATAGGCTGTTTTTTGAGATGAAATCACCTAGGTTTTTAAGCAATGGGTGTGCTTTAACGTCTACCAGGGGTTGAACGGTGCCATTTTCATCTACTTTTTCAACAAAGTGCACACCGCCATCTTTGTCGTTTACGTAGACCGGGCTTTTAAGCTCTGTACCGGTGTTGATGATGGATAGCATCATGTTGTCTAAAATCGACTGCATACGCGATTGGTTGTTGGCGTAAATGTCGCGCAGTTGGCTTGGGTCGTTTTCATCAAATGCAATTTGGTACCGCATGGCGCGGTCTGCTTCTTTAGCGCAAATGGTGTTAGACAAGCAAGTGTCTCTGTCTATTTGGCAGTTTTTGCATTGCAGATATTGCCCAGGACGGGCGGGGAAAAATTCAAGCACATCAGCGTACATGCCATGTTTTAGCGAGTTAAACCGCAATCGCTTTGTTTGCTCTGGGGTGGGATAGCCGTCTATGTTTTTGGTGACCCGCGCCTTGCCTTCGTCTGTTTTTGGCCCTGTATGTTTGCCGTAACTGGCCATTAACCCCATTTCCCATGGTTGCTGTGGCGATTCGGCATCACATTGTGGGCAGTTGGCAAAATACATCCACGGGTGAGCGGTTCTTTCGGGCGCTTCTTCAACACGACCGGGTTCACACGCAAAGGTGTGCTTGCATGGACGGCAAATAAAATGCACTTCCTCTAACGGATTTGCTGGGTCGTGTTTAGGCTGTTTTTTCTCCATTGCTGTCATACTCTCACAAAGATGTTGCGCAAAAATACCCCGAATGTTGCTACTATCACGGCTTTTTTTCGTCCCGTTCGCGTTTTTTATCTGTAAAAACAATCCGGCGAATATGTGCAACGCTAACGTCTTCGCTTAATTCGGCTTTGATTCGGCGCTTAATATCCGGATACGACATGCCAGCGTCACGTAACGAGATAATAACTCGATTGCGCTGGTATCGTAGCCAACTACTAAATTTTGGCACGTAGAGCCCCCGCTCATCTATCGAGCTGGCGGCATCTAACTTTTGCCAAACTTTCAAGAAAGCTTCAAATTCAATTTCTTCAGCAATTTCAACCCAACAGGCCGATAAGCCAATTTTTCGAATTTCACCAACCCTTGGGTCAAAAAAATTTTTTCCCAAAACCTCAGAATCATTGCAGATATCTAAGTACCCTACTCCCCCTGAGCATGTTTTTGACTCCTTATGCCGAGCCCCCACCCCTTTTGTCTTCATCGTAAAACCTCCATTCCGTGAAATGAGTTGCGCTTTACAGTGTTAGTGCGGTTTCTTAATCCCTTTAAAACACTGCAACTAGCGTTTAGTGAGTTGCGCTTTATCAAACAACACGCAACTAAGTTCCACACGCCTAAATAGCTTATGTTCGAAATTTGACCAATTTTGTAAATCCCCCATTCCCGTTCCAAAACACCGTAAAACCGCGACCTTTGATCTACTTCTAGGGGGTTGGTATATGCGTTCCAAAAGCCCAACGCGCGCGTTAATAGATACATGAATGCTTTCACTTGTTCAGTTCCTTCAGCAATTGAGTCACAGGCGTTGTTATTTTTGACAACGGATTACCCTTAGCGCTCTCTCGTCTAAGCTTTCTCATCGCCGCATGGTTATAAACCTTTGCTGTGTTCGCGTCTGCATGGCCCATTAAGTCCATGATGGTATGCAAATCAACACTCTCCTCTGCCAACTCAGTGCCATAAAGGTGACGAAGAGCATGAGCATGAACAACGTTGTGATCAATGCCCGCTTGCTTGCCATACTTCTTCAGCATCGAGTCAATAGCATTATTCGAAATCCGGCGTCTCTCACCGTAATACAAATGCGGCGCAATATTCCTATTCAGCGTAGAAACAAACAACACCTTATCGCCATCATCCAAATCTCGAATAATGCTTTGCAGTTCTGGATGTCCCAAATAAGCCCTAACCATCAACCGCACTTCATCAGGTGCTGGCACCATCCTAACCTTCTTGCCTTTCTCCTCAACACGAATGATTAAAATTTCATGCCGGTGTTCATCTTGAGTAAAAATCAAACTCGACTCATTCAAATTCTTAACACCCGACATTCGAAACCCACAGCCAATAAAAATTGAAATAATCGCCGCATCTCGCACGCCCAAAAAAGTTGTTAAATCAGGCTGCGCCAACAACTTCTCCGCATCACTCAACTGCATAATGGATGGAAAATGTTGTGGCAACTTAGGCGTTAACACATGCAACGACGGGTTATCCATACGCACATTCGTTCGCTGTAAAAACTTAAAAAAGCCCTTAATTGCAGAAATCACCGGCTTTCGGCCAGCAGACTTCAACCCACGTTTCATCAAATGCATCCCAGTAAATTCATCCAACCCCTCTTGAGTGGCCGTTAAATGATCCATCCCCTTATCTGCCAAAAACTCCCGCAACCTCAGCAAATAATGGCGATACTTAATCACCGTCTCTTCAGAGCGGCCCATATTCGCCTCTAAAAAAACCATCCAATCCTCAATCGCCAACTCAAACTGGTCCATCATCACAATACCTTCCGCATATTCTTCAAAAACGAAACCACCTCATCAGGCCGAACAGGCTTACCAGCCTCACCAAACACCGGCTTAGGTGGCGGTTTAGGTAACCCAATCACCAACTTCTCACCGCGCATCACTTGTAAACAAAAAACCTCGTAATTTTTCTTAAACCTTGGAAACATCACACCCTCAGGCGTTCGTCTCAACTCAAACCGGCCAGTCGCATTAGCCGCCAAATGCACCGCGTCATGCGACCAAACATGCCCCTGCCCAGCATTACACGCCTCTTTGTACGCATCCCTCGCATCAGGCAAACCAACATCCTCAGCCGAAGGCCGGCACCAACTCACAAACTCACCACTACTAGGAAAAAAAGGAGTCGACGTACGCCTAGCCATACTTTTGCCCTTAGAAATCATAAATCTGCTCGTAATCCCGTTCTCAATAAACGCCTTTGTCCATTCACGTTTAGCAACATTCAGCGCCTTATCATCTGGGAAAGACTGTCGCCATGCCGGCTTACACGCCTTCAAATGATCAAACAAATCATTAACCAGCTCAGCCGCCTCATCCGACACAACACCCGGTATTTTCGGCTTAACCTTCACCGTAGAAAGCCCTTGTTTAGGTCTAAAATCACTTGCATTTCTCATTCTCAATCTCCTAAATTGTGGTGCCAAGGTTCTTCAACCACAGCACTTGAAAAATCAGCACTCACCACATTGTCCAACGCCTTTGACTTTCGCCTTTTGCTCCAAGCCCTGGCTAAATTCTGCCAATTCTCAATAGGCTCCCTGCTCTGATCCTTTCCAACATGCCAATCATTATTTTCATAAAAAACAAAAAAACCATCCAAATCCAGACCGTTCTTTTCACCAAAAACCTCAACCTCAGATTCTTGCGGTGAGTTTCTGGTTGGTTGGTTTTTATCTGTTTCTAGTTCTGGTTCTGGTTCTGGTTCTGGTATGGCATCTGTTTGGCAATGCGAAACCGATGCAACCGCATCACCACTTTCATTGATTTTATTAGGTTTTTTAGGTGTTTCGCCTACATCTTTTAGCTCTTGATCGCCCCACCGTTGCTCCGCGTTTGCTTTATTTTTTTTCCTTTTTTGCTCAAAAACTTTCACTTCTTCGAGCAAACGCGAATTAAACAGAGTTGAATCCTTAACCAAAACAACCCCTAAATCATCCACTAGAACGCGTCTAATTTTTTTCCAAGTAGAGGGTTTACAGCGTAGTAAATTGCAGCACCAACTCGGCTTATCTGGAACAAAGCCAGACCTCTTCCACATAGCCGCTAATAACCTAATATAAGCGCCCTCACACTCAAGCCCCATATCAAAAATGCGCTCGCTATCCAGCCAATCATTAGGGTAAAACTGAAAATAAGGCGCTTTTTTATTCACACAACCCCCTAAAAAGGCACGTCATCATCAAAATCTGGTGCTTTATTAGCCACCAAACCACCACCACGGCTATCAAGCATTTGCATCGTACTGGCCACAATCTCTGTAGAATAACGCTCAATATTCCTATCGTCCGTCCACTTATTCGTGCGTATTTGGCCCTCAACGTACACCTTAGAGCCCTTTTTAAGGTACTCGCCAACCACCTCAGCCAAGCGGTTAAAAAACACCACCTTATGCCACTCAGTTCGCGTCTCAACGCTACCTGTTTGTTTATTCTTCCAAGACTCACTCGTTGCTAGCGGAATAGACGTTACCGCCTTACCATCCCCAGTAAAACGGGCCTCAGGGTCTGCGCCCAAATTACCAATTAAAATCACTTTATTCACACCATCAGCCATTATTCGCTCCTTTATCTGTCATTACATTTAAAGCCGCCCTATCCACCTCAGCGCCGAGCGGCGCATCTAAATACCAGCCTCTAGACGCCTTAGCATCCAGCGGTTGGTGGTAGCACGTGCCCTCATCTGTTTTCTTCAAAAAACCCCACGGTTTAACGGTGGGGCGGTGAATAAATAAAGACCACGTTTCAGGCTTCGTTTCCCTAATTCGATGAAAATCAACACCCCTAATCACATTCAAACGCCAAGGTTTTAAGTGCTTAAAAACCGACACCCAGCCCTTGTCAATGCATAACCGCGTCATACGCTCCTCGCTGTAGCCACCACACAAAATTAAAGACAACGCAAAATGCCACGGGTGATCGTGCACCTCCTCGTCTCCATCAGGCGACACAAACCGATGCAAATACGCCGTAAACCCCAACCACTTACCCAAATAATAACGCTCCAAATAGCGCTCACCAGGCGTTCTATTAATTAACCTAATCGGCAACTTAGCCGAGTATTCAAACAACCTTTCATTAAGCAAAATAACCCCCTCTAAAAAGGCTTAAACGACACCACAGTCGTTAAACCAGCCGCCAGCAACCAATACGCCGCTGCATTAAAATCACCCTTAACAGCGCACACAACGCATGCCCCAAGGCTCTCTGCCAGCATCAACGCCGGAAAAAACAACTCAACCTTCATCCCCACCCTCTACCGCAGGCGCAACACCCCTCAAACAATGCATCCACGTGCTCACCAAATCAGGCCTAACGCCCAAACGCTCAAGCTCACGCGCCATGCATTTACCCGTAGAAAGCAACCCCTTTAAGGACTCGGTTCGAATCCTAACTTGGGATTGGGTTTGGTTCCCGTTAGTAGACAGCTCATTTAAAAAAGCCCCGTGATCACTATTAACACTCACGACACCGCCTCCAAAGACCGCTCAATATCCTCCCGATCAGGCAAGGTATACACCGTCGTACTCACCACACTGCTATGCCCAAGTACCGCACACACATGGCCCCGTGGGTCATCGGCTTCACTACTGCTCATTAACCGCTTCGCCAACGTATGCCGCCACCAATGCGGCGATGCTGTCACCTTAAGCCCAGCCACCCCACACCAATGCTGCATACGTTGCTGAAAACTACGCACCGCCAGCGCCTTATGGTGCCTACTTAAAATAAAAGGCGAATCAGGGTCCATAGGCGCACCCATCTCTTTACGAATTTTCAGCAATCGCTTAAGCGCCACAGTGGCCGTTTTATTCAAAAACACCTTATAGCCACGCTCACCCTTCGCAATCTCATCACGCAACACCAAATAACCCGATTGCCTAGCCATCAGCGCATCATCCAGCGTTAACCCAGCCAGCGAACCCACCCGAATACCCGTATGCCTAAGCAACAGCATCCAAGCATGGTCACGCCGCGCCAACACACTGCCAAACGTCTTAATTGTTTTAAACAGCAACCGCTCTTCCTTCTCGCTTAAATACCGCTCAAACACCTGACGTTGACCGTATTTTTTAACTTGTTTAGTTGTCTTATTTATATTCATCACTTCTCCTTGTTTCGCTTATTACTGCTGTTATATTTCTTTACCGACAACTAAAAGAATCTCTGATTTAGCATTTTTAATGTCGCAAACGAAATCCAAATCTTTTGTTTCCTCTTGGTCGCCGCATGTTTCACATCGCACAAACCCACTCTCTATTTCTTCTAGCGCTCTATCCAATAGAATCAGCGCAGCATTTAAATGTCCATTCATAGTTTCCTCCAAAATATAACAAGGTTTATCAAGCCGACCTCGTAAACTCGGCTGCTTATTAACGGGCGTTATGCGCTTTGGTGGTGTTGTTCGCACTCACCGTATTTATATCTATCGAGACTCATTACAAAACGCAACGCCATCGCCGCTGTTTGGATAGCTTCCTTTCTTACTTCCTGCAAGCTGCTACCAGTTTTTTGCGGCTCGTATGTTAATTGCAGTACGGCCTTATTCAATTCTCCATATTCTTCGCCAAGCACCGCCATCGCGTGTAACGGGTCAGTCGGCCATGTCGGAAACTTTCGCACGGCTAGGTCGATTTCAGCCTGTATTTCTGCCGACGCTTTCTCAGCCGCTGTCATTGTATTTTGGTGTTGTACTGCCATATCAATCGCATCTTCCAACATAATTCCATCCTCTAATTGTGTCGCGTTTTTTCTTGTCGCGCCTAACAAGTAGCTAGTGTGCAAGCCCCAGCCTTACAGCAGCTTCACGGACCTTTAAAATGTCATCACCATATCCCCACGGGTTTTCAAAGCCGTTATCCATTTCTGGTTGAAAATAAGCGGCTCTCATCTGCGTGCCTTTTGTAATATAATCACGCATTGATTCAACCAAACGTTTCATTGTTCCGCCGTTGGTGAACCCATTCCATCTAACGTATTTTCGATGGGTATATATTCTTTTTTTCGTGTAGCTATCAATGAAGAAAACACGCGCTGTTGGAGATAATTCAAGCGTTGAAATAAAGCCGTTGTATTGAAAAAAATTTCTTCCACAACTTGCGATAACTTTTATAAATTCATTTGAATTTTTCAGTCTTTCTTCTTTACTCATTCCAACATCCCCATCATCACCCCATAGTCATCACCTGATTTAAACCACAGCATACTAGCCTCAGCATCCGTAAAAACATGCAAATCAGGCACGTTTATAATCAGCTTTAAATACTTTATATTAACTTTTACACCCAGCACATTAACTGTCAGATACTCAGGGTAACGCTTGCCATCGCCGTTGCATGAAAAACAAGTTTCCGTACCGTGTTTGCTAACAACAAAGCCATCGCCCCCGCAAGATTTGCACTCGCACTCGTAATCGTTAAAGCAGTTGTCAAGGCTAACCTCCCCCTCCCCGTCGCACTCAACACACTGCTTTTTATGGGCTGTTCCTCGGCCACCGCAAATCGAACATTCAACAGGGTCAGGTAATGGGATAATCGGCATCGGGGTTAATTTTGTGGCATCAAAACGGGCCAACACCTCTTTAACACCGGTGGCTTCCCCTTCTTTTAATTCGTCATACTCAGCAGATAACTGTGTTGAAAGAAGAACCGCCCCATTTGATGCAACCGTTCTGCCATCAATGTTAAAAGGTTGTTTTAAATAGTCTCTGCGGTCATTTTCAGCGCAAAAATCTTTAATATTCATACTGCTCTCCATTTTTTTAACCATCACCCAAACGCCCCTGCATCACGGGCCCTTTTAAACTGCGTGTGCCAAAGTTCAGCTAGGTCTTTTGGGCAGCCTTCGCTATTAGCCATTAGTTCGCCGCATAAAATCAGCTTGCGTAATGCTTTGTTAGCATCGGTCTCACTGCGCCGGTCTTTCATCATTACTGTTGTATCAATACTCATTCGAAAACATACTCCTCGGCAAACTTAACCACCTCTTCAGCTTTCCAGAGTAATGCCCCGCCTTTATCGCTATCAAAGTTTCTGCGCCGCCCTTTGGGAAAATGCTCATGCGCTCTAATTCTGTCCACCGTATCAACGCTGCAATTAAAGTAATCAGCCAGCTTTTTTCGGCCCCAAAGCACCTTATTGAATGGAATAGGGTTGGCCATGGTGGTGACTAAATCGGTTAGTTGATCTAGTTGTTTGCTAAGTTGTGCTAGTTCACTCATAACGTGTCCTCCGTGTAATCTTTAACCACGGGGCCTGGCTTTTCTTTTTTGCTATAAAAATCAGATACCCAAGCATCAATCATCACCTTCATTGGGCGTCCGCTCTTATCAAAAATAACCGCCTTGGGGAAAATAATAATCGGCACACCAAACGGCGTTAAATTAATGCCCGCCTCAACCCCACACCGCACCACCTTTTTCGCGTTGCGTTTGTAAACCACCAGCACCACCGAATAAACATCATCAACCAACTCATACTCAGCCAGTACCACCACTTTAGACGCCACCCAAACCGCCTCACCCATCTCAATGGCTACCCGTTCGCACTGGTCTTTATCTACCGCCAAACCGTTGTTTAACAACTTAACCAATATGCCCATTACGCCACCTCCATATTTTCAGCCAACCAAGCAAGCCCAGTAGACGTAACCCGAACCTGCTCGCTCACCTTCTCGCTACCATCACCGCGCGAAAAAGTAGCTACCTTATGCTCAAGCTGCCCCCGCTGAATTTTGTCCTGATAGGCCAACCAGCCACCATGCCCAACGCGCCTATAAATCCACTTATTAGCACTCAGCCAATCAAATAAAACCTTAGGCCTAACTTGCAAAGACTTAGCCGCATCAGAAACACAAAAACTACCGTCACTCGATGCAATGCGGTCAAGAGCAACCGATTTAGGCTTTAATACCTCAACTTGCTCCATAGCATCAGCCGCCAAACGCAGCGCTTCAGGCAATGTTTGTGGAACAGTCGGTTTTAAATGCCCCGTTCGGTAGTCAATAAAGGTTTGATTAACCTTTATTCTGAATTTTGCGTTTATCCAGCCACAGTATTCAATTGCTATAAGTTCATGAGCAAATGTTCCTTGAGCCATCCCCGCAGAGAAGTTGCCTCGAATCGTGTTTATCGGTGATGTGCATATCTGCATATCACTAATTTCAGCAATAAATTCTTTAGCTTTCTGTGTTCTTAGCCATTGCGCTGGAGCTTTGCTTGAATCTAGCCCACTGGCCTTATGAAGTGCATTCAGGTTAAAACGCCCAAATTCATCGGTCGTAATCTCAATACCCGCAATAACAGGAATTTCAGTAGCAAGCATCATGACAAGCCCTCCTCAGTTAAACCATTAACCCCAATCATCAAATCAAAAGAACTGACAACTTTTAAATAAAATCCGACACTAACCCACATTGCATAGGCCACTACTATGGGCTTAACAGCAAAAGTCCCCCTATCTTTGCAACCACCGCACGTGACCCTGACCGGCTGAATATTCATAGCCGCCGCCTCGGTAACTTCAGCAATAAGTTTTTTTGTTGAGTCAAGCCTGAGCCAGTTGCTCGGCTGTTTAGATTTGCCCTCACCACTTGCTGCATGAAATGCAGTCAGGCTAAAACGCCTAAACTCATCAACGGGAATATTTACCCCATTGATAGCCTGAAAAGTCATTAATTCATCACTCATCACGAACCCTCCTCAACCAAGCCATCCAACCGCTCAATAAGCGCAAGCCCCGCCTGCACCGCCTCAAAAAACTCCTTTCTAACCCTATTGACATGGCCTTTATTAACAACCTTTACTTCCAGCGTTCGGCAAATCTCAGCCGCCATATCACCAGTTTCTTTGTGATAACGCGCATAAGAATCCAGTAACTCAACGTCCGATGCCCCCGAATAATCACCCAACGGAATACACGCATGGCTAAGCGCCGCTGCTTCTGCATAAAGCACGTCGTAACGCTGTCGTGTGTTTTGAATTAAAACGGCCTCTTTAACCGTTAAATGATGGTTTTCCATGGAAATACTGGCCTTGTTACTTAACGTGCCAGCATTCATATTAGTCAGCGCCGCCAGCTTTGCAGCCGTGGTGCCTTGGTGAATCAAATCGTAAATAGATTGATCAATAGGATCGTGCATTGTGAAATCTCCATTTCCTTCAACATTGAAAAAATAGAGGTCACTGGTGCAAACTATCATTACAATAGTAAGCGAGGTGCAATAAAGGTGTTCAACAAAACCAGTGCCTCATCCGGCTTGCAGGGTGCTTCCAACACCTTGCAGGCCAACTTTACAAAACTACGTCATACAAAAAAGCCCTATCCGTTTGCAGCGGATGGGGCTTTTTCTATTAAACCGTCTTCTCGCATAGTTCTTTCTAGCCTCATAGCCATTTCAGAATTACGTGATCGGCCATTCTTTCTAGCCTCGATATCCAATACCTTAATCATAACTTTAGGTATTCTTAACCCTGCATTTGGTGACTCTCTTCCAACAATCATCTTCTATCTCCGAGTTGTAATGATGAACACATTGTTATACGCCGTTCTATTGAAGTCAAGTAAAATTAACGGATAATTAAAAATATGTTGAACGGTGGAACACGTTTATTCAGATTAAGACTCCACGAGCCCTTTAAAAAGGTGCTCGAAGCACTTGCGTGGCACAACAAGCAGAGCATGGCCGCAGAGATCATTCAGCGCATCTCAAACCACTCGCTAAACGACATTTCAGAATTCGTTGTTCCACCACCAGAGCTTATTCAAGGTGAAAAAATAATATTTGGCTTTAGGCTGCCAAACACATTAAAAGAAGAAATAAGCGAATGCGCCAATGCCAGAGGCACGGGCATGACCGCCGAAATACTCAGGCGGCTATTCTTAACTAAGCCCTTAGTTGACTATAAAATTATTCAATCTAAAGAAAAAGCGGCCTCCTTTGTTTACCCAAGTGAAAAAATAGACAGAGGATTAACCGTAGAAGAAACACAAGGACTGTGTACGCAAACGGAGGACGAGCGAATTATGCTAGAAAAATATCGCTCAATGTCAGCCGAACAGCGTACACAGTTGCAAGCAATTAGCGATACGTTTTATGAACAAAAAAAAATTGGTATAAAAAAATAAGGTATTGAATATAACAACCCAAAAAAAGGAATTTTCATGGATCAAGCAGCCTGCCCATCATGTGGACATATAAAACAACCTGGTGAATTTGGTGCCATCGGTGAATGCAACCAATGTAATGCACCTTTTGTATCAAAACCTAAATCACCAATAGCGCTAGAAAAAAGACAAGCCGCCAATCGCAAAAGAAAGGCCGCTAACGCCAGCATAAAGGCAGATCAAAAAAGCATAAAACACATACTTATTGCCACAGTCGTTGTGGGCATCGTAACCATCATCATGTACGCACTTGAACCAACAAAAGAAACAACCGCTATTAACGAGCAAGCCAACACCCAGCAAGCGCAAAGCATAACTAACTACATAAAACAAAACTACGGCATGCCCAACCTCACTGCCAGCTGGTACTACTCAATAGAGCACATCGAAATAAATCAAACAGAAAACCAGCGCACCATCGACGTATCCACCACCACAGAACAGCGCAGCAGCCCCGTAGGCAACAATATATGCAACGCCGTAAGCAACTACTGGCAAAGCCATAAAAACAGCTTCACCGGCATTAGAATTATTGGAATGGGTGGGCAAATAACAAACTACCGCTATTCGCTTAATAACCCTTGTCGTTAATAACAAGGGTTATAATGTAGTTATTTAGAAAGGGTGGGTCCAAAAAACATGCACGGCTTGAATGGTGGCGATAATTTCAGGGATAGTCAGTTGATCTATTTTATTGATAAATTCGCTAAAATCTGTACGCAGCGGATCATCACCTAATAGCACACGCACGTTTTCATCGTATTGTATAGCCTCTTTAATGGTCCAACTAAATGCTTTAGCTTCAAGCTCAATATCAGCATTAAACATTCGTCCGTTGTAAGCCTGGCATATTGCTTTAAATTCGTTATCTGAAAATTCAGGCAGTAAATGTTCAGTTAGAACGTCGTAGCGGTGAATGATTTGATTAACCGAAAAATTGTAGTTAGGCTCACTACCGCTAGGGCTAACATGCTGTATTAGCTCGTCTGAGCGCTGGTTAAATCGTATTGTTTTTTGTGTTTGTGCCATGTTATTTATCCATCCATTCAAATTCAAATATAATCGGGTTGCCGCTGAGCGTTTCGTTGCTTGAAATTTCTATATAAGCGTCAATATCTTCTGTCCCTATTTCGTTGCTAACGTTGTTAATAATGTACGACTCAAAGGCTTTAACGTCCGTTACTTTATAAGCATCTTTAACTAGCTCGTTATGTTGCGCCATGAGTTGTTCAAATGTTGTGTTGAGTAGTGCCATGATGATTTCTCCAAGGTGAAGCCCCCGAAGGGGCTTTGGTTGTTAATCTATATAGTGATTTAATGCTTTAAATTCTCTATACGTTCCTTTTTTTGAGAAAATATAGGCATTGTGTTGTGGGCTATATTCAAATATAGAGCCGCAATCGTGACGGTGGCTTTCTGTTCTAAATGATTTATTCGCTTCTTTTAAAATGTTGAAAATTTCAGAAACTACTTTGTTTGATAATAATTTAGCACTATAAAGCTCAAGAGCTTTGTCTGCTATTTCTAAGAATGATTGCTTGTTTACTGTAACGTGAGCATTAAATAGCTCGTTAAGTTTTGCTATGTCTGTGAAGTGCAAAAAACCAGTTAAATTTTGGCGAGTGTTGCGAATGTCGTTCATTTCGTTTTTAGTCATTTTATTTCTCCGTTTAGCATCTCGGTGAGTGCGGTTCTAGTGAATAAATCAAGCTTTTCTGCTAAGCTTGTAAACAGTATAGCATCTATTTAGATTCTGTCAATATTTATTTTAATTTATTTCGGTAAAACGCAAACACATTGATTTTCTTTTAAACGAATACAAACATAAGAATCTCAAAGCATTAAAATTTAAAAGTAATTTAACGTATTATTTACGCTATTTTTACGATATAAGAATATTAACTTATTGATTTTAAATAAAAACCAGTTACCGGCCCCAGGCACCATTTATACTTTCAGTATTCGGCTGAATTAGACCGCAAAGCCCGACAATAAAGGGCTTTGAGGCTCTAAACCCTATCTTTACTTTCCGCAATAAACCGCATTAAACGGCATCTTTTACCTTTCATTTACGCCATTTTTACGCCACAATTTACGCCAAGTTGTTTTTAACGGGGGCGTTGGTGGCTAAACCGAGAAAGGTTAATGGTAAGTGGCGGGCTGAATTTAGGCGTGGTGGCTTTTATTCGTCGGCTTCTTTCAATTCGAAATCAGCGGCTAATAATTGGCTTGTCGAAAAAGAGGCGGCTTTTTTGTCGCGGCGCCAGGGCGGCGTGTCTACTATGCTGTTTTCTGAGTTGCTAACGGATTATTCTAATCGCATTACTATTAAAAAACGGTCTGCTAAAAATGAGGCTGTTCGGATTGTTTTTATGAAAAAACAGTTTTTTGCTAATATTAAGTTGTGTGATTTGTCCTCTGCTGATTTTTCGCATTGGCGCGATGAGCGCTTAAAAAAGGTTTCTGCAGCGTCTGTTTTGCGTGATTGGAATTTGCTAAGCCATGTTTTTACTATTGCTATTAAAGAATGGGGGTTAATGCACGAAAGCCCATTATCTGGCGTTGCTAGGCCGTCTAAGCCAAAACATAGGGACCGATTAGTGTCTAATGATGAGATAGAGAAGCTTTGCTATTGTTCAGGCTACGAAAGCGGTTTGCGCAATAAAACCGCGCGTTGCTACCTTGCTTTTATATTTGCGATTGAAACAGCTATGCGTTTGGGTGAAATTGCCAAACTTAAACGGGCTGATATTAACGGAAACATAGCCTTGCTTAAAATGACTAAAAACGGCCAGTCGCGTAAAGTACCATTGTCACCAAAGGCGCTAGAAATTTTAGACAGCCTGCCCACCGATGATTTGTTTGATATGCGCGCCGATGTGATGAGTACGTTGTTTAGAAAGGTGCGTGATCGGGCTGGGCTGCCAGATTTGCACTTTCATGATTCACGGCACGAAGCGATTACCAGATTATCAAGAAAGTTAACTATTTATCAGTTGGCTAAAGTGGCTGGTATTTTAGATTTAAAAATACTGATGGTTTATTACAACGAAACGGCTGAAGATATAGCAGATTTGATGAGTTAACTTGCTTTAATTATAGAAAAACAGCCGTAGTCTCAAAGCCAACTGGTATTTGCTGAAAAGCCCCTTGATTATAATAGCTTCTGTATTCTCGAATCTGATCATTAACATGATCGTATGCTAAGTTACTGTTTGATAAATCACTAGCATTTGTAGTTCCGTATCCAGAATATACAGTTGTTGATAGCTGAATAGGCTCTGGCTGTACTGACGCGGTCGGGTCAAAGGTTGACATACGAATAAATCTATCTGCTATATTGTCCCACGTATAGCTGCCAGCCGATGAAAATAATGACGGCTGAGGGCAAGTGTCATACTCTCCATCATCATTTGTGTCTTTTGCAGCATATACCCACGATTTATCAGCGCCACTTGCAGCATCTTGCCAAACCCCTTTATAGTATAAAAACAACCCTGAAACACTGTAAACTGGGTCTATGAATGAAATGGTATCTTCATTCCATGTATATAGCCCCTCATCTATCCAATCGTCAGCGGGTAGCGTTTCTGATTGACTGTAATAATTACAACTAGACGTTGTTCTTTCTTCTACAGTTTCACCATTTAATTGTATGCCCGATACATCTTCAAAACATGGCGAGGCTACTTCTTCGTTACCTGATTCGCCTTGCACTTCTAAATGATATTCTGTTCTTTCTGCTGAAAACCCATAAAAATGCTGATTATTATTATTGTCGAAATAAGCATATCGAATAGTACGTTCTATTGTTCTTTTTCCTGAAACATCGGATATTTCACCAGCAACAACAGATTGCTGTTCTTCCGTTAGCTGCCCAACTGTTGTTATATCTTCAACTGTTTTTTGTGTAGAACACTCAGCCGTTGTTTTAAATATTGATTGATTGAACGTTAGCCCCGCATCACTAAGCCCTTTTTTTACCTGCCCTGATATATCGACTCTTATTATTCCTGCTAGATTGCGTCGTTGAGCATTACCCAATATGTGCGTTTCATTTTGGAATGTCGCCATAGCCATGATGAACACCGATTTGCAATCAGGGCTTTGCTCAATACTAAAGGAATCACGTAGCGTAAAGTCATCCCCACTTTCGGCACTAAATGTTATTGCTGGCAACTGGATATTTTCATTAATGAAATTTTCCGAACCGATCAAACCGAACTCACGCAATACATTTATATTTATTGTGTAGTCTTTGCCTGTAGCAGATACCGTAAAACGTAATAAATACGGCGTATTCAGATCATCGTAATACATCATTATTTGACCATTTGGAAGTGGTAGCGATCCGGGGAAAACAGCCCTATCTTGCCAGTTATAATTTTTCTTACTATCTAGTTTCGTGCTAGATGGGCCGTTTTTTGATCTTGCCTTATACAATAAAACGCCGATATTACCGGGCATTCTTCCTTCATAGTTAGGCAAGTTTTGGCTTTCTAATCGAGTAATAAACCCGTAATTAACAAACCCAACCGCAAGCGGCTTTAATTTAAATGCTTCCGGCATGATAATGATACTCGTAAGCGACAACAAAAAGACCATCGGCGCTTTCTAGCGACCCAGTAACAGAAACAGCCTCACCAGCACCGCCACCGCTACTTGACTCAGATGATTTACCTGAACCTTTCTCTTGCTCTATTGGCGCTCTTGCTTCTCGTTGCGCCAGTTTGTTATTACTCGGCGCTGGCTTAACAAGTTTGTTAATATCATCCGCTAAGTTAGTGGATGGTTTCCCACGAGCCATTTATACCTCCCTTGTTGAATTAGTGCTAAAGCTCAATTCATTAAACGTGCCCGCGTCTGAAACGGTTGGCGTAATCATTCGGTAATGCACTTCAACTTGATTACCAGCGCCTGAGCTAACAGTTAAACCGATGTCTAGCGGGTCACCTGCTACGGCTGAATCTAAGTTTGCATTAGATGAGGCTAGTTTAATGTCGTTAGGCTGTGGGCCTACACCCTCGTTAGATGTTGTATCTGCAATTGATACGCTAATTTGATCAACGCCTGGGTTACTGTCTGCTTGCGCTGTTGTGCTAGATGCTGTGCTGCCGTAATATACTACGCCGTCAACATCACCTGTTGAGCCGTCTTTGTTTTGACTAATTGATAATGGGTTAGCGACTTCTGTTGTTAGCCCTGCGTCTGAATAAAATTTAAATGAGTTTGCCATGTTTTGACCTATGCGTTAATTGTTAATGTGTCTTGTGGAATTGCAACGTTGTAGATGGGTGAGTCTGTAAATTCGGCGCTATCTCGTGCGGCATCTTCTACTTCTGGGAAATCAACCCTAAATTCTTCGGGGTACCATTCGCTTGGATAAGTTCTAGTGCTCCAATTCCCTATATATCCAGTCCAGTCGGGGTTGTATTTTGTAGTGGTTCTACCGCCAAAATGACTATTAAGCGTTAAACCTTGCGGCGATAAATCTGGCAATGTGTTAACGGTTAAAGGCGCAACAACATCATCTGTTTGCCCAGCAACATTGGGCTGATAAATAGCCGCTTCAATAGTGCTAAACGCAAAGCCTTTTGTATTAGACATAACGTGGCGCACTCGTTTAACTTTGCCTTTTGCTGTAATCTCTGGTGAATTAACCGCCAGCGTCTGGCTAGTGCTGGCTGTTGGGTTTATTAGCGTTTCAATAACAACTGTGTTTGATCTGTGTGAGGCGTGAATACGTGTTTTAGCCTCTGCAACGGCTGTTTTTGCGGCGTTATCAAAGTCATCACGGCTGCTTGGGTCTAATATATTGTCGTAACCATTTATATTAGTGCCGCCCAGCTCTGGCGCTTTATAACCAAAACTAGACCCTGTTTCGCTGTCGTCTGTTTGGCTATCAATTCCAATGGTTGATGTTTGCGACGGTGTTTCATATTCTTCGTCTATCTCTAAATCTAGCGCATACGACGCATCTGTTTTTAGCTCCCCGTGTTTAGCAACGCTGGCAGGAGAGACAACTTTAATATCGTACGTTTCAGTAATATCTTGTAGCCAGCGCTTAGCAACACTAAAGTTAACGCCCCACACTAAAGAGTCCCGTAACGAGTCGCTTATGCCCCACGTTGTTTGCGCGCCCTCAGAATTTGTATACTCACCAGATGGCGGGAGTTTTTGCCAGTTTATTGACTTAACATCCCAACCAGACTCAAGCGCTGATAGCACCATCGAACGGTTTGGTATGGTTGTTTGATCAGACAAGTATTGATAAAACGGGCGTGGATAATTCCAGCTTCCGGACAGTTCTCGCTGCCATTTTCTCCCGTATCGGTAGCCAAAATTTATGTTAACGGTGTTCAATACATCGCGTCTACTAATGAGCGATAACCCAAGCGATTCGTGAATAATCTCGCCAACACCATACGACATATCTGCTGTGCTTTTTGCTTGCCAGCTTGTTTTCCGGCCAACGCGGTACACGTCCAGATCAAAACTAGCAGTTTGCGTGCTCATTCGCTGTTGCGAATAAAGCCATAAGTCATCTGTTTCACCAAACACATCGGTTGAGTGCTCACCACCAAGCAATAAATCTAAGCTGCTTTTTGATTGCTGCTCTAAATATTCTTGCAGCGCATCAGTGCATGTGAATGTGGTTAGTTTTGTAGTGGGGTTATAAACCGGTTCGTCAACAATGCCCGTAAATAATCTATCAATCGAAACTTGCTCGTTTTGCGAATTGTATTGCGCAAAGTCAATTGAAACGCTCACACCAATCCAGTCATAAGGGTCAATAGCGCCGCTAAATGGCGCTAATGTAAACTCTGAAATACCCGCTGCGCCCTCGACAAAATCAATCATAATGTCGCCCATTAAACGAGCGCTCATATCAACGCCATCTAGTATTATTTTAACTTGCCAGATAACCGCGTTGCTTGGGTCATTTACCCTGTTTTCAACGTTAACGGAGGCTGTGCCAACAGCATACACTTCGTTTTCAAAACTAACAGTAGCAACACCAACACCATCTCGCGCAATATCATTTTCAATATTGACAGTAGCCGCACCAAGCGCGAAAACCTTGTTAATAAATGATTGTGTAGCAACGCCAAGCTTGTAAACTGTGTTCTCAATATTGACTGTAGCTGTGCCCAGCGCGAAAATGCTATTTTCAATATTAACCGCCGCTTCACCAACGGCATACAACTTGTTTTCAATATTAACGCTCGCCGTGCCAACGGCATAAACATCATTTTGAATGTTAACAGTGGCAATGCCGACATTACCGCCCAAGATAACGTTTTCAATATTAACGCTCGCCGTGCCAACGCCATACACTTCGTTTTCAATATTGACCGTTGCAACGCCAACGTTACCGCTCGCATCAAAAACAAAATCACTACCAAACGCTGCTTGTTCAGTTAGTGTAAAATTGCTACTAAAAGCCGTCATTACGATTCTATCGTTCCAGCGTAGTCAATTTGAGTCATCGGCGTTGGGCAAACACCCATATCTTGCACTGTTACGCTACCATCTGTAGTCGTGCCGCCTTCTTGGTCTAACACTGGCTCACTGCCTGCCGTTGTTCCAGCAACGGTTACTTTATAAATATGGTCATTAGTCGTTACATCGGCAGGTAAGTAATAATCCCCAACTGCATATTCTGTGCTGTTAAGTCTGCGCTTGCCAGTTTTCGGTAAGCACGTTAGTAGAATTTCGTCAGCATAATCGCTGTAACCAGAAACTAAATTTAAGTCAACTTCGTAAGTCCCATCGCCAGCTACAACAGCATCCATGATATGTGTGCCGTTAACTAGTTCTGAAGCTCTCACATAAAAATCAGTGGCCGCTAGTGTCTCCGATACTGTGCCTTGAATGCCAAAGAATGGCGGGGTTTCGTTAAATAATGATGTTTTCTCAGTAGGCGTTAATATTCTGTCATAAACTCTAACCTCATCTACTTTGCCTAAAATAGATTGTGCGCCGCCAACATAGCCGGATGGCACCGCGCCAATGTATGTATCGCCAGTTGCAAACGTTATGCCCGATGCTGCTGTGGCTGTTCCCTGAGAAACGTCGTCAATATCATAGGTTATTTCACCCGTTGTTCTGTTGTACGTTAATATTAAATGCCTAAAGCCTGCGGCAGGCTTAGCGGAGGTTATAGCAGTAGAGCCAACAGAAAACCCTAACCAGTCCGAAGCCCCTCCACTATAGTCAAACAGTCTAAATCTATTTCCGCCTCCTATATCAGGGTCATGGATAATTGGCGAATCATAAGTATCTGCTCGTATTGTGACGTCAACCCACATTGAAATAGAGAAATCAGTAGCCCATCCGCTAAACAAATTACTAATTGTGACTCGATCAGATGTCCCCCCATTAAACTCTAAAGCGTTATATATTTTCCCTGTAGCTTGGACAGCTCCCGCTATAACACCGTCTTTACTATTCGCACTTTCATCAACCAGCGTTGTGCCGCTGATATTGTCCATTGTGTAGTGAGCAACAAAATCTGTAGGGATTGCCATATTTAAGCTCCTTTACCCAATTCGTCAAGCATATCTGTGCCGGATGTTTCTGTGTGGTCATAAAACCAACCCGGTGAATCTTTAAGTGCTACTGATTTAAAGCTCATTTAAATTTCCTCTGCGTCTATTTGCCAGCCAAATTCAGCGGCAGCTAGGTTTATATTGGATTCGCTGGCTTTTGCGTACACGGTTATTTCTGGGTAATAAATAACGCCGTAGCCGGTGGCGCTTGCTACTACATCAACGGTAGCGGTATCGCCGGCCATATTAACGGGCGAATCAACCCGTTCACCGTTGACGATTGCATAGCCGTGCGGGGCGTAAAATGTTTCTGATCGTCTTGCGCTGGGTATTGAAATAGCGTTTGATTGGCTACCAATAACGCGCCCACCTGCACACTTTAAAAGCATCGGTTGGTTATAATTTAAACCATCCCATGCGGCTGGCATCCACCCGCGCCCGGTAATGGTTGTTTTAAGTTTGTTGCCCCAAGCTGTTTGCACTTTTGCGCTACCGTCAATCATCCGAATGGGTGGCCATGTGCTAGCTTTGAGCACTTCATAGGTTTGCGAAATTTCTAAATGCGCTTCATAAGGAATCGCCACGCCATCTAGCTCAAAATAGCTTTGAGTGCTCATAATCGCCGTCCTTTTTGTAGCGCTTCATCTTTAAAAACAGCGTTAGTGCTGCTTTGTCTATCGCTAAACGAATTACCCGCTGCATTAACGTATAACTCTTTAACCACCGGTTTGGCGGCCTGTTCGGTAATAGCGTTTATCTGCCTTTCCGCCTCGCTGGTGTCTAATTGCAAGGGGCGAATAATGGGGGTGGTGTTGTCGGGCAGTTGCTCCACGTTGGGCACTAATGGATTAACGCCCACTTTTTCAAGCAGCCCTTCGGCTTGTTTAAGGTCTACCCCTTGCGCCAAATTAATGCTCATAACCAATGGGTTTTGATTAAGTTTTTGTTGCAGTATTTGTTGAATATCAGTTAGGTTTTTATCCGCTAATGCCTGATCAAAGCCCAGCTCAATATGTTTTAAAAATTCAGCGCGAGTTATCAATTTATCAATAGACTGTTGGGCTTTTTCAAGTTGACTCGCTTCTTGTTCAACCCGTTTACCAGCGGCTTCGTTTGCTAAATCAGCGGCTTGTTGTGCAAGCCCTTGCAGCACAATATCTGCTTCGGTGCCGTTATCGCGCATGGTGCGAATCATCTCGGCTAGGCCTTCAGCCCCATCAATCGCGCCTTCATAATCGCCATTATTTAATGCTTGCCGTGCATTAGTAATGGCGCTGGCAAAGTCTAAAATATCGGGTTGCTCAACCTCTTGACCAGAACCAGTTCTTAATTCATTAATTAAATCGGCAAACTCTTTAGCAATATCAACTTGTCGCTTTTTAGCATCCTCTAACCCTTTTAAATGCGTATCGTATGCTTTAAGTTGCGCGGCTAATTCGTTTTTAATGGCGGTTGTTTCGGTTTGTTTTGCTTGTTTAATTTTTTCTGCATAGTCGGCATGAATAGCCGCTTGCTTGCTGAGTGCATTTGCCACGCCCTCTTTATTTAAACGCTCGTTTTCCTTTCGTATTTCTTCTTGAGCTTTGGTTATTTCATCAGATGCTTTATTTACGCCATCAGCCGCATCATTGGCGGCATCGTCCATTTCAAGGTATTTGCTAATAGCCGCATCTAAGGCCAACGTTAAGCCCAGCGTGGCGGTGGCTTTTAATATTCTGGTTGCTCTGCTTAGTTTAGTGGTGGCAGATGTTGCCGCCAATGCACCAGCGGCGATGCTATACAAGCCAGATGCATACTTTAATAATTGACCAACAATCAACACTTTGCCCAGCAACACAATTTCATCATTAAATCTAACAATAAAACCGACCACTGAACCTAGCACCTTGGCTAAATTAACAATCGCCTCACCAACCTCTTCTGCATACTCTTGCAGCTCGCCAGAGGCCGCCAACCGCTCTATCTCTGCGAGTAAATCAGTTAGCTCTTCTTTAAAGAAATCTAACGAGCCACTTTGTGCAATAGTGTCTAAAAACTGTTGCCATTCAACTTGCGCGTTGGAAACAAGGCCGTTCCACGTTTCAACTTGTTTCAGCGCGGCGCCATCCACGCCTTTGCCCATTTCTGCTACCAGCTTGGCAATAACCTCGCGGCCCAACTCACCTGATGCCGACATATCTTGCAATTCAGCGTTTGTTCTACCGGTTGCTTGCGCCAACAAATCCCATACGGGCACGCCACGCTCAACAAGTTGGAGTATTTCTTCACCTTGTAGTTTTTGTTTTGCCCAAGCTTGGCCTACGGCTAAAATAATACCGTTTAGTTTTTCTTGCCCACCGCCCAGCGCGGCGGCTTGGTCGGCAATGGCTTGGTAGCTGCCGTCCATCGGGTCTAAACCAAAGGCTTTAAGTTTTATAAACCCTTCGGTAACATCATCCAGCCCAAACGGCGTTTCTTTAACAAAGGCTTTTATCCAATCAAATGCTTGCTCGCCAGCCAGAGCGCTGCCGGTTAGTGTTTCTAATTGAATCCGCAGGCTTTCAAAGTTACCACCTGTTGCCAGTAGTTGCTTAACTAATGCAATAGAGTTACTAACTGTTAAATAAGCCGCGCCCAGTTTTAATACTTTTCTGGTAAGCGAGCCCATACTGTTAGATGCCGTTGTATTTATGCCTGCAATATCTTGGGTGGATGAGGCATACACACGCGTTGCATTTTTAACGCCCTGCTCAAATTGCTGGGCGTTAATTTTTAATACAACTTCTACGGTGCTATTGTCCACTTGCTTTGCTTGCCTCTATCAACTCATCCATCGCTGTTTGATACATTCGCCAGGGGTAATCCCAAATGCTTGAGTGCCCCAGCCTTATTAAGCTGGCGCAGCCTTTGTCTAACCCACTAAGTGCTTGTCCAGTGCCGCCTTGCCCGCGAGTGTTAGGGTTGCGGCAAGCCCGAAAAAAGACGCATTTACCTCTTTGCACACCTTAGCCACTTGCTCAAGCTCGCTACCGGTTAAGGTGTTTACTTGCTCACGCGTTAAGTCGGTCATTTGCATTACATCGGCTAGCACCATATCGCCCACGGGCATTAGCGCTAGCAAGGGGTCGTTTACTTGGCTTCCGCTTGGGGTTAATTTGTCATCTAACCACTGGCCTATTTCAGCCACGGTTAACTCTTTAACCGTGACCACCAAATCACCGATGGCAACGGTTTTATTGCGTCCGCCGTTATTCGACATAGGCATACTTAAAGTATTTACTAATGCCAGCACCTACTTTGCTGGCGTCTTCTGTTAGCTCACCATTAACGGTTGGCGCGGCGTAGTCCTCGCCAATAAGGGCTAGGTCTGAGAAGATGCTGGGTTTAACCAGGAACAAGTCAACCACGGTGGCTTTGCCGCTTTGTGCATCGTTTAGGCCCACAAAGGTTAGCTCGTATTGTTTGGCGCTATTGGTTAGCCCTTGTACGACCTGTGCTTCGGTGTAGCTGTAGTCAATAAGCAAGGCATCATCATCAGAAATATCACCGCCTGCCAGCACCTTAATACCCGCGCTGGTTACTTCGTAATCAGTGCCTTCAACATAGGTTGTGCCTGCCGGATCACTGGTAACCACAACGGCGGATATATTGATTTGCGCAGTGCGTGATAAACCGCCAACTTTACCAACAATGGATTCATCCGTTACAGTGCCAGCTACCACGGTGCTCTGGGTGCCGTAAAGCATCATCTCTAGGTTGTCTTTTTCCACGTCATGCATGGTCATGCTCATGGTCACAGCATCAACACGGGTAGATGCGTTGGCATTTCCGCTACCTGTTTTAAAGTTTTTAAGCGCTCGCTCATCTGCCGTTGCCGCTAAATTTAACGCGGATGCATTACCAATTTCCCAATTTTTTGAACCGCCCACTTCTTTAGCAAATACACGGCCAAAACCAATGTAGCTATAATCTTTTTTAGACATTTTCAGTCTCCTGCTTAGGTTTATCTAACACGCCATGCGCCCTTAAAAATGCCGCTTGCACATTAGTTACCGTGATGGTTGTACCGGGCTCTACCGGCTTACCTTGGTGTGAGTGAACGCCCCAGATCGTCACGACTTCTGTTTTTAATGGGGGTTTTTTATCGGCCATATTGCCTCCTTAGGGGCTTGTTTTGGTGTAGGTAATGGTTAATGGAATGCGGCTGCCAACGCTGGGTCTAAAGGCATCGCCATCGGGTTCTATTTGCCCAGGCTTGGCGGTGATGTGGTAGCCATCAATAATGGTTGGCGTGTGCCCAAACGTACGCAATGCATTAACGGTTATGTCTTCTAAATCGGCCAGCTGTAAGTAGCCATCGGCGGCGCTATCTAGCGCATCTTGCACCGAGCTGGTGACCCAACATTCAATAAATACCGTTTGTTCGCCACGGCGGTTGCGTAACCTGTCGTCTGTTTGGCCGGGGCCACGTAATAACACCAGTGTGGTGCTGTCGGGTATAGCGCCACTGTCGCCTAGTTGAATAGTTACATTGCTAAAAGCCGGTAGGCTTTTAAAGTAAGCATCTAGTGCTTGTAATATGCGATACCACATTACAAGCCTGCCTTGCGTAAGCCAATGCTTACACCTTTATTAGCTAATTGATTAAGCCTGCGTTGTGGAAAGCCTGAGTCAATAACCGGCTGTACAAAGGGTTGGGCTTTGGTGCCTTGCCGTGCAATTTTTTTAGCAATGGCCCACGAAACGGCTTTAATGCTTCTATCGCCAGTAACGCCTAACTTACGCTTTACCCATTGCGATAAATCTGCAATAGGCGGCATACTGCCCGGTTTTCGTCCACCCTCTACTGCTTCAGCATAATTAACGTGCGGCCCTACTCGGTATTCAAAAGGGCTTATTCGGTCTGCTTTAATACTATTCGTTAGGGTAGAAAACGCTTTAGGCGCATGCCCTTTTATTTTATCGCCCGTTTCTATTGCTGCGCGTGCCACTGCGTTAGACACCTCGCGCCCCACCTCTACGGGCGCTTTTTTCATCGCGGCGCGAAAGACTTTGTCGTTAAACTTTATGTCTATGCTGTCGCTCATGCGGCGGCCTCGTACATAGCTGTTAATTTTTCTACCCAACCGCTTGCGGTGGTGGCTTTAGATTGACTACCCATGCCACGATGTAATTGAATGGGGTTAACAGTGCCGCTATTGGCCAGCTCTATCATTGCGTGAATTGTTGCTAGCAATAACAGTAAATCGCGGTCATTTTCACGAACAGTTGTTTTTCCGGCCTCCTCAGATAACGTGTGAGCAGCGTAATAAAAAAAGGTATAGCTAGACCCAATGCAAGCAATTTGCTGTGCACTAGGTAGCGGAGAGAGAAATATTTTTAAGCTGCCTTCCTCTTCAGCCACGCTCATTACCGGTAATCGCCCAGGGTGGCGACTATCCCAGGGTTTATATTTTCGTTGCTCTTCGCGGCCCCATAAACTGCCTTTTTGCATAATAAAATCAGCGGGGGCTGCATAACGGTCCACCCCGGCTATTAAACTAATACTGCCTGTTAACGTTCGTGGGCGTTTTCTGCCAAACCCAACAGCGGCTAACGCTAACAAACGCTTAAAATCGGCATCGTCAGCAGCGTCAAACTTGGCGGCGCTGTCTTTTAAACTGGCTTTTAAATCTTCCACCAAATCACTTAGCTGCATGCTCACCGGTAATCCTCTATCAGGTTCCGCCAATTAATGTTTTTTTGCTGCATGTGTGGGCGGTCTACTTTACTGGCTGGCCAGTTGCCGCCCCATTCCATGTTTACATCGTCGGCTAGGTTGCCGTATAAATCCCAAAGGGCTAGGTCATCCGGCGCTTTGTCGCCCCACACTGGGCGGCCTTCACGCAGTGGCACGGCATCTAATGCAAGCCCATAATTGTGGTAACTTTGCCCCGGTGCTGCATAGGTGAGGATGCGTTGACCCATTTGCGGCCCTACGTCCATTAATATGCTGGCTAAATCTGCACGGCCCCATTGCTCACACAGCTCATCGGCTTTGTGTTGAATTTGTGCCAAGCTGCGACCATTGCGGTACAGTTTTGCTTGCTCGCTAAATGATCTATGCGTGCAGTAAATAAGCAGGTCTAAGCCTACAAATTCGGCTGCACTGTCTAACAAAACAGCCTGGGCTCTAAAGCCCGGGCTTAAATCATCTATTGAGCGGCTTGGCATATTATTCAGTCGACTCTAAATTTGCACGGCGCAAAGTTTCTGTTAGCAACCCTTCTAAAATGCCTTTGCGTGGGTTTTCGGCTTCATCTTCCAACTCTTGCAGCACGACTAAATCTTCATCGCTTAAAGTTTCTAGCGCATCTAACACGCTTTTTACGTTGCCCATTAAAAGCTCGACTAATGGGTTTTCTGGTTCTGCTGGGGCTGGTTTTTGTGCTTTGAAACTAGGTAACAAGGTTTTTTCAACCTCGCGTGTTTCACCGGGCGCAATGGATTTATTACCCATGTAAACGGTGTGGTCTTTGGTATTTGTAAAAGCAATTAATGGCATGTCAAACTCCTTGTTATTTTAAAAAGATAGCCCCCGTTAAGGGGCTATTGAGTGCTGGTGTTATCGACCGGAGGAGGAGTAAGCCAAGACAGACGTTAGGCGGTTACGGATAGGCGTTGGCGTTTTAATGGCTGAGTATTCTTCGCCATAAGCTTGCTTTTGCCCTGTTGGCACACCGTTGCTGTCCACCGCTTCAAATGGCATACCGGTTTGGAACGGCTTTGCCACGGTGTAAGTCGTTGTGCCACGTTGCCCCATAATGATTCGCTCATCACCTAAATCCACATTCGGCGCATTGGTTGCCCATGCTGGAATGTTTTTAATGGTTTCTAAATCACCAGCTTCTGTTTGATCTGTACCCGCTTTTTTATTGCTGGTGTAGAACTGTTCGGCATTGGTAATGCCATCATTTAACACAGGGCTCATTAACATAAAGTCTGGGTTAATAAAGCGATCTGCATTTAAAATTGCTTTGCGTGCGCCAACGGTTCTTAATACATCATTCATGCGTTTTTCAACCGTTAGCGAGCCAACATCAGTATCCACTTTGGCAATATTAGTAGCGTAGCTGTAACTCACATCATCTGCGCCTGCTGCATCGGCTGGTGTTACGGGTACGCCCGCTTCATCTACATACTGAATGTAGCCAAGGTTATAATTTGTAACGCGGTAGTAAGTGGCCGCGGTTTGAGTGCCCGAACCGTCGTAAGCGCCAATTGCTGCGCCATTTAAACGCACAGTAATGGGGTTTTCTTCTGTTCCAACGGCGTTGCCTTGCAGATCACGCTGCTGGTGCGGGCGCACAATGGGGAATTGCGCTGTTTTAATCGTGCTAACCGTTGAGCCATCGAGTTGGCCATCAATCGCCTCGGTCGTGATATCAGCGGCTAAGTAAGCATCGGCGCTGCGTTGAATTTCGTTACAAATACGGCGTACTACTAATTCGCGCATAAAGCGTGCATTGCTTTCAACGTTACGTGCGTAGGCGTCCCAATCTATACCGCTGGCACGTGAGAAGTGCATCACCTCGTTTGAAATAATAAACGCGATTTTCATTGGTAAAATATACGCTGTGTCCATTGCTTGGCTTACGCTGGCACGGTGAATAGGCTGGTTTTCGTACACAATGCCATCGTTTAGCACGGCTGAACCGTCACGTGTTTCATAAGGAATTTGCGTGGTGGCTGTTGCGCTAAAATCAGTTAGCGTGTTGACCAACTCTAATACGCGCAAATCAGACAGTGCCTCGCGAATAACCGTACGCTGGAAACCAATTGGCAAACTAGTGTCGCTAGTGGCTGTAGAGCCGCCGGATAATAACACCGCCTCGCGTTGAATAGCCGGTGCGTTCATTCGGTCAAACTCAGACAGCACTTTTTCAACAAATGGGCTGGCTTTTTCAGCTAGCTTTAATTTACCCACGCCGGCTTGCGATGTTTGCTTTAAGCCTGCATTAATTTTTTCTTGCAAGGACAACGCCGTGCGTTGGTCCGTTTGGCTAATGCGAACCGTTCCAGCCGGTGCATAACCCATGCTACCCAACTGAGCATTAACCGACATACTGGTACCCAGCTTAATTTGGTGCTCTGCCAGTTTTTTAATTTGTGGCTCGGTCATATCCGCCGTTACCATCTCCACCGCTTCGCCTAGTGTTTTGCGGGTGTCTTCATCTAGCGATTTAATGCTTTCAGATTCGGCCAGCAATGTTGTAAAAATGGCTTGGTTGGCAGTGAGAGTTTCGGCTAATTTAACGGCGCTGGCGGCTTTGGTTTGTTCGCGCTTATCTAACAGTGCATTAATATCACTTTCGGATAATGTTTTGCCGCCTTCAGGGGTGTTAATAGATAAGTTAATTTCGCCTGCCCCTGCACCAGCGGCTTGTTCAGACAGTGTTTTACCTGTTTGCTCAAACTGGTCATATAGGCCTTTAATTTTGGCCTCGTCTTCGCCTAATGTTTTGGCGGTTTCCTCAAACGCGCCCACCAATTGGGTCACAATGGCTTCGGATAATTTAAACCCTGTTAATGCAGTGGTTAACGATAGTAATAATGCTTGTAAGTTCATGGTTGCCTCTTCAGCTAGTTTTTTAAGTAGTTCCGGGTGTATAAGCACCGGGTGGGGCTGGCCTTCGGAAAGTCGCACGGGGTCCAGGTGTTTAATAACGGGTCTCACGGTTAAACCTGCGCCAAGTAGGGTTGGCCCATGTTCAAGTCCGGCTTCGTTATCTTTAAAATTTTGGTGAAATTCGGCAGACAGGTATTGAAAGCCTCTGTCTTTAACGGCTTTAATGCCGTACTCTGTCCACTCTACAGCGGCGCACAATCGGTTACCTTTTACAGACAGGTTAATAATCTTGCCCGCTGCGCCATCGTCTGGCTTATGCGCCACATCTATAAAAATATCCTGCCCGTAGGCGTTGTTTTTAAAGTTACTAACCATGGCCAGCAACATATCTTTGCTAATTTCAAACTCACCGTAGCGTGGGTCGGTGAACGTACCTGTGCGCGTAACGGTTACTATGCTGGTGCGCTTACCTTCAGCTAGCGCTAGTTTTTGCTCGCTAACAAACCGAATAACGCCTTCAGAAGCCTTGGCAGATAGTTTAATAATGCGGTCTATTTTCATAATGTCATTTTGTTGGTCCCATAAAAAAAGCCCCCAGCTCTCGTTTTAAGAGAACTGGGGGCTTATCGCTTAATGGTTGCGTGATGCCTTTTTTAGTTGGTTTTTACTATAACGCTAAAATGTTGCGCAAAAATACCCCAAATGTTGCTACCTTTTTTAAATGCCTTGTTTTGTTACCTTCAACGTGTCGTGAAATTCTTTATTGATGTTCGACGATGTATTGTTTAGCTCAACCAACAAATAATAATCATCGGCTGATAATGCCGCCATTTCCGCCGGTGTAATGCTCACAATATAGCGCGTGTTATCCGGCGTTTGATCTGTGATGGTTTTATCAATAGCTTTTATTTCACCATCAATGCCACCCGACTTTAATTTAACCACCAACTTGCACGTCCAGTCTGCTGAAAAGTTTTGCTCCACCCCATCAAGCTTTAAACCGTACTTAACCGATAATGATTCGCCTTGTTTTCTATTATAAATAGACATAATTATTCCCTAATCTATTAGCGGATCTATCAATACCTCTTCTGATAAACCTTTTGTTATTATTTCACTCGACAGGCCTGCCATAACAACCTGCTCTTGTATAAACTCTATGGTGCTAAATGTAATGCCTGCGCCTACTATAACGGCATCTACCCCTGCACTCGCGGATTCGCCCACCTTCTTTAGTGCCGCATTAAATGAGGCTGAAACCGATTTAATTTTAATCAATATCGCACTTAATACGGCACCAACGGCCTGTGCTTTTTTTAATAACCCATCCATTAAAGAGCTATTAACAATGCCATTTTTTTGTAGCAGCGCATGAATACTCGCTTGCATCCCAAGTTTTTTAAGCAACAAAGAATCTGCGCCAATATCAGCAGAAAGTGTTTTACTCAGCATTGCGTTTAATGATGCAAGTTGTTTTTGATCTGTGGCTTTTAATAGCGCATCTACGTTTATATTTTGCGTAAGCCCAATGGATTTCAATAGCGCGTTTACCCCTGTGGCGATGGTTAAGGTGGATGACGCCCCACTTTGTAAAATGGAATCTAAAGAGACGGTAATAGCCACATTTTTTTGCAATACACTGTCAACGTTAGCGGCCAAGCTAAATGACTTTTGCACCAGTGCGTCTAATGCGGTGTTGGCGGAAATGCTTTGCTGTAACAATGCATTAAGCAAGACGGGGTTTTGCACTGCGTGCTGCAATAGGCTGTCCATGCTGGTGTTGTTGATCATATTTTCGCCCAGCAAGGCATCAACCCCTAATGACGACTGATACCTTTTTACTAACGCCGCATCTAATCCTGTTATGGCCAACAGCGTTTTTTGAAGCAAGGCGTTAATATCAGCCTCACCACTTACGTTACGCTTTAGCGCTGCATCAAGCGAGCTAATGGTGCTGCCAGCCACGGCTAATGCGGCATCTAGCCCTGTTAATTTAACAATACCGGCCTTTTGCAACGCGGCATCCATTGATGGCTGCGCCAATATGTTTTGCTTTTGCACCAGCGCTGCAAAACTGCTTGTTTGTGTGAATGTGGTTACGCTAGCTGAATACTCAACGTCCCAGTCTATAAATTGGAATTCGCCGGTGGTGCGATTGCTTGGTGATCCCCCCGACTTAATAGCCTCTACCTCAATTTCAACTTGTGACCCGTTGGCTGTGCCGAGTAATGTTGCATCCCACGTTATTTGACGGGTGACTCCTGTTGTACTGGCACTGGCCCAGGTATCTATCGCCGAGCCGCCGTTGATTCGTGTTCCATTTTCGCGCAAATAGGCATTAAATGTAACACTTCTTGCGTTGGCAGTTACGCGATACTTTACTGTAAAACCTTGCAGCCCTGCGCCCGTTGTGGGGTTTCCCGTTGGCGAAGGGAACGACACCGCAACAACTGAATTGGCGTTATTACTGCTAGCAGTTAGCCATGCGGCATCATCAGAATTTATGTCGGCTAGTGTGCCAGCTAGGTTGCTTTGTAGTAGTAAAGCATCGGGTAGTTGTGTTTCGGCGGTCACATCTAGGGCTTAAGGTTTGCTTGTTTAGTTAAAACGAAGTGCCCGTTGCCATTGCAATACAGGTACACATCATCTAGCTTGCACACCAACAATGACGATTGGGTTGCGCCATCGGTGGCAAACGGCTTGACCGCCCTGCGGTGGAATATTTTCTTGTCACCTTCACCAATAACCGACACCTTGGTATCAAAACGAATCGCATGCGATTCGTCCTGCTCGTTGCTTATTTCAAAATCAACGAAATTAGATTTCATCGTATGAGAACGTGGCTGTTTCTGCGCCCAACGCGCCCTGCGTTGCGGTTGATCCAACTTCTAGCGCCATCACAACATGATCGGCCTTTTCGCCCGTGCCTGTGAATGGGCCAGCGCCGAGTGATAACGGTGCTGCCGATGTATAACTGAACGCATCTAAATAACCCGTGTTTGATGTTGCCTCTGCTGGCGTTGCGTAAGCCGCAACGGCTTTAGCCCATAACAAAACACCCGTGCCGAAACCATTTGCACCATCCATATAAAATTCGACATTACTGATTTCTGTGTCGGGAGCAACGGTCACATTTAGCCGCAGCCATTTTTCAAACGACCAATCACTACCTGCTGCGGGAATAACCATGGGGTTGGCTGTATCTACATTGGCATCATCGGCATTTTTAAACCGTATCGTACCGGCGGTTTTATCGGTTAATACTGGGGTTGCTGTGTTTTTTTCTACAATTTGTACTGTGGCGACCATGTTTAAGCCCTCTGCTTAGGTGGTTTATTAGAGTAGTTAATCATCTTCGTTAAGCGATAGTTCTCGCTCACTTAACTTTTCATTCTCGTTTTTTATTTGAATATCTAGCAGCTCAATCGCGCGGCGTTTATGCCTTGCATTTGCTCTGGCTGTATAAATCATCGTGACTATTGAGGTGATACCGATGGCAACACCAACGACTTCGCTTATTGTTAAGCCTGCAACGACGAGCCCTGCGCCACTTGCTGCATAGGACACTTTGGTGGCTAAAGTTGGCGCTATGGCGTCTGATACTTGCTCTGAAAACTCACTCATGATGCTTTAAACTCCATTGGTTTGTTTTTGTTATCCCAACGCTACTTGCTGGCATTAGCATTCTCCGTTACTACCGTTGAATTAAATTTAAGCAATGGCGACCAGCTAAGTGTTACCGGTGAAATTTTATAAGCATCGACTCTTGCTAGCAGTGGAGCACCACCGGCGATGCAAATAGCTAGTGCTATCTCAGAGCATATCCAAGCGTCTTTGTTGTCGCCTGATGTGTTTGTTAGGAATTTTAAAATTGTTCGGTAGCCGTAAGGCTTGTCGATTTGTGACTCTGCAAACTTCAATGCAGCTTCTTCATTAACGGGTGCATCAATATCAAAAATAACCACCTCTGTCCCAGGCGTATGCCCATCCGATAGCGATTTTATCCAACGGACTGAGTTAGTACCTTGCCACGCCTCTAAAACACGTCCATCATCAAATATGACAGCTACATGAGAATATTCACCACGAGTTTTCCATCGTATGAGCCGTGAAGTAATTGATTTGCCTTTGTAGAAAGCTAGTTTCATTTATTTTTCCCAACAAAAAAGCCCAGCTCTCCTATTAGGAAAGCTGGGCTTATCGCTTTGAGTGCGTGATGCCTTTTTTAGTTGGTTTTTACTATAACGCTAAAATATTGCGCAAAAACACCCCAAATGTTGCTACGCTTTGTAATTAATGGGCAATTTAATCCATGTTTTACAGCGCTTGCATTTGCCTTCGCTGCTGTGTGGCAATAGTCGAATAGCGGTCACTTGTTTAATAACCAAACCATCAAACACGGTATTGGCACAGGTTGGGCAGTTTATCGCTGGGCGTGGCTGCTGTAGGTGGGCTAGGTTAGTCATTGTTAACCTGCATTAGTCGTCTGGCTGCCACTTGTCTGGCATAGCGCCTTTTTGTTCGTAGCGTTTTTTCAATACATTCCATGGCGTTTTTATTTGGTTCTCTTTTAACAAATCACGCTTTAGCGCCATTCGTTTTTTGCGCGAGCCTAATACGTTTTCTTGAATAATAATACTTTGTTTATTTAACCAATCAATTCGCGTTTCTTTGCCAGCCCTATCGTCGTTGCTTATTTGGTCTATAAACACGGTTTCTTCATAACTAAGGGTATTGGGGTGCGCTGGCCACGGGCTTTTGCCTTTTGGGTAAACACCAGGGCCAAGGCCGTAGCGGTTAACCTTAGCGTGCATATCGCAAATGTCCGGCCGTGGATGGCTGGGGGATAATAAAAACCGAGTGCCCACCACATCCGGGTGAGAAAAGGCGGTGTTTTGATAAGCTATACCATGCGCTCGGTTTATTTCTGTTCGCATCAGTCGCATGGCGTTGCTCATGGGTGAACCGGGTCCGTTCATTAAGCCCTGTTTAATATCGTTAATTATTTTATTCGCTTGGGCGGCGTTCATTTTGCTTAGCACATCGGCTGGAACTGATTCGCCACGGGCTAAAAATTCACGCGCCGCTTGGCTGGCAGAATGGCCTTGTATAACGGCCTGCTCAATCGCTTCTTGCACTACACGCCTTGCGTGTTTATCGGTTCGCCAAATTCTGTCGCTTAGTTGCAAGCCATCTTCTGCTATAAAGCTACGCGCGGCACGAACCGCATCTTCAGCCAAATTAGTTAGCGAGGCAGACAGCACGGCAGATTCAGCAACAAACGGCTGAACGCCCACCGTAGCGCCTATATTAAGCCCGTTGGACAATACCCCATCGCGCAAATCTTCTAATTGAGCTAAACCGCTGTTAGCCTGCGCAATAAGCCGCTGCAATACTTCAAGGCGTACATTGCCATCGGCACCGGCAAAGGCTTCAATATCACGCGACAAACGATCAACCGTTTCACGATAAATACGCTTTAACTCACGCCGCGCATCCGCATCCACCACCCCCATATCGCGCCGCGCTTTAGCAGACGCACGACGAATAGCCGCTTGCTTGGCAAGGCGGTTAGGGTCTTCGGCTAGGGCTGTGTTGTTCATAATTTCTTTTTTATAACTATCGCATGAACCGGACGCGGGAAAATGCGCCGGTTATGCGGGTGTTATGTGTTTTTCCCCGTAATCATCCAGTACAGCATTATGTAAGGCCAGAGCAATAAAAAGGCTATTCTCAAATATGGAGGCAGGTTGTCTATTGATTCTTTGATGCCGTCACTCCCAAGCCCATCAACCATGTTAAAAAACGTAATTGCACCTATAGCGTGTAGCGCAACAATCCATAAAATTAAATACTGCATAATAATCTCCAAAAATCACACATAACAAATCTTTCAAAACGACCGCCAAAAGGCGGCGGCCTTTTAACTCTAATGGTTATGTGTCATCAAAATCTGATTCATCCAGATTATAACGAGCAATCAACTCAGACTTTGATCCAGTTCGTAACGCATATGCGCCAAATGGCGGGGATTCTTGTTCTGCACATAGCTCTATTTCATCCTCATAAGAATAAGCTCTGGTTACAGGCGTTGATTTCGCATTAATCCATACGTAAAATTTCGTATTAATTGCTTCACACATAACAAATATCTCCAGTTGACAAATAACCGCATCGGCTTTTGTCGTTAAATTTAAAGTTTGCAGTAGCGGTTATTTGCTACTGAGAATTGGCGTTATATTTCTATCCACACTCTAGATGGGTGCGGTAGGTCAGAATGCGAAACTTTTAGTATTTTCTTAGCTCCACTCGACGCGGTTTCCTCCAAAGATATTAAAACTGGTGCGTCGTCGTCGCATTCATCTAATATTTCCTGTAACGCCTCTATCAATTTTCTTAGTTTCATTTTCTTATCCTCGGTAAAATTCAAAATATAACAAGTCATTCAAAAAGAGCCGAAACAGCACCGGCCTGTTTAACTAAAGCGTTACATGTCAGTTACCTTCTAAATACAGGTATTCTTTTTCCTTCTGCTTATTTTCTTCACTCATTGTTGGGTGCGATCTCATCACCCATCCTTCGTTTTCAACTCCCTTAATAACTGACCAATCATCTAATTTAATTATCTCATAATCGCTATGCCTACGGTTTACAATTTCCATGTCATCTGGATACTGCTCAAGCATCTTTTTTAAATCTCCTACATTCATAAGTCACCCGCCTGTTTAACTAAAAGTATTCTATTTGAAAATGCTTTATTAATATCAACCATTGTTTTACCTATAACTGATTGGTTATTGGATTACGCTGTTAAGTCTCGTGGCTTATTCAGCATTTTTTTAACGCTAACTCTTTAGTTTTTAGCTCTGCTCCCAATCACACGGCTTTCCCGCTATATCAAAACAAACTTCAACAAAATTCACTGATTCATGCTGATCAATAACGCCGCACAAATCATTATTCATATAAAGCGCCAACTCTTTTATTAACTGAAGGGTTTCATCATTTAGTTGTTTTTTTAAAAGCCTCTTCTTTGTTTTTATCTGCCATTTTTATCTCCGTTTAGCGCCAATACTAACACTTCTACCCGCCTACACTCGTCATACTCTCTTTAATCAAGCTGGCTGACCCCTTGATAACCCCTTGATAAACTCTCTTTAATCAAGCTGGCTGACCCCTTGATAAAAGCACAGGCCTGTTTAACTAAAGCGTTATGTGGCTAAAGGTTCCGCCATCCTGCGTCCATAACCCTATTAACAAATTCATCAGTTATCTTGCCGCTTATCGCTTCATGTACTTTTGATTTTAGTAGGTCAGCGTGTTCCGACATTAAGCATTCCAGTATCAGGTTGTTTACGTGTTTTTTTATTACCGCATCGATTGGATTCTGGTAGCTCTTTCCAAGCTCATCGACATTTTTTTGAACCTGTGCCTTTACCTGCTCACCAATAGCACTATTCAAAACTGCTTCGGCCACCATTTTATTTATCTGTTCAGGATCAATGTTTATATTCAAGTCCATAATAATCTCCAGGTTTTGCGCCACATAACAAGGCACTTAAATTGGAGCCGCAAACTGCGGCCCATTTAGCTAAATTGCGTTATAAGGAATGGTCGCAGTAATCATTTAGCGCTTCAACCCAGTTGCATTTTTCACATCTAGTCTTACCGTTCGGGCACTTGCAAACTC